TCAATACTTATTCACACAATCAAAGGTTTTGTTTTATGTTTTGTTTTTAATTGGTTGCTTAAATGTTTTATGTAATACAATCTAATAGCTAGTTGTTAATAACTTGGTCTAATGTCCAGGTTATTTCTTTTCTATATATCTTTTCTTTTTTTGCCTTTGTCTTTTCTTTAAACAGCTCCAATTCATTTAATCGCATAAAATAACACTCTAAAAATAAAATATAATAATTTCAATGACTTAATATTTTTATAGTATTTTTATTTATTTTTACTATTTACATTATTATTATTATAACCTAAAAGGCTATTAACAACAACTAACGAAAGGTAATAAAATGAACGTACAACAACAAGAAAAAATCAAAGACAGAATTAAAGTTATTAAGTCTGTTCTTGACCAAAACAAAATGGATCTTAATCAAATGTCTGCTTTGCTTGGTGAACGTAACGAGCTACAATATAAATTAAATAAAGCAAATATTAATTTTGTTCTTAAAGGTAAGAATAAATATTATTACGCTACACATTGCAGAATTTTCACTGATAATCTTTTAAAATATGGTTATGGTAGAAAAACACCTGAAGAGATTAAAAAATCAGGTATTTCTTTTAATGATCATTCAATAAATTTTGGTTACAGTACATATTGCGAGGATCTTAAAAGATTTGAAACTAAAACAGAGCTTCTTGGCTTTGTTGTTGGTTACAATGCAGCAATGTCTAACTGTAAAGATAATTAACTATTGTCAAATTGGTTATTTGATGATAGTATAATAACAAAACAAAACAAAACGAAAGGTAATGACATGAGTAAAATAAAAAAAGAATGTTACCAATATTTAGGTAACAGAGGCGTTTATCAGTCAATAAAAAGATGTGCTAAATATAATAACATGTGGTTTATTGTTTTTAGTGATTATCCTGATGACGTGGAAATTTCATTTATAACTTATTGTTATGAATGTTATGATGAAATTCCTACCAGTGTAATGAAATGGAACAAATCTTTTTATCAATCAATTAAAGATAAAATAGATTTAGAAAAAAAATTAAAGGAGGCTGCATAATGTTTGAAAGAGATGATCTAAAAGCATTAATTGCAACAGCTTTAATTATTCTTCTTGGCTATGCTTCAATGCACTTGCTAGTGTACCTGGATGAATACTTTAAATTAACTAACTACTAACAACAATGAAAGGGAAGACAATGACTGTAAATATAAAAACTTGGTACAAAACTGAGGGTTGGCTTTGTGATAATTGCCTATCTTCAAACATAACAAAACTACATCCAGAAGTTGAAATGGATTTATTTTGTCATGACTGCAAACAACAGGGTTATCAAGTAAGTGAATGGTTTATAAATAGAAATAAAAAAACAATAATGGAGGTAGCATAATGAAACAATACATGGTTTATAAAGGAGCAGGTATATATGACAACGAAGATTTTAGTTTTATTGAAAGCTGTATTGATGAGCCAGATAAAATTGAAATTGGCACTTGTTGGATCGGTGATGAAGATACTTACAACGAAATAATAAACAACTTATAGGAGGTAATATAATGAAAATTAAAAAACTAATTGAAGAGTTAAAATCTTATGGGGAAGACACAGAATTAGACTTTGTTATCTATTCTGGGAACGAAGATACAGACGAAGACGATACGCCTATTGAATATATAGGCGAGATTGACACATCATTATTACATGATGCAAATCCTAGATTGACAATAGGCTTTGAAATAGAAAACAAAAAACAAAAGGTAGCGTAATGACATCAATACAACAATTGAAAGAGCATATAACTAGATTGAATGATGAAAAATTATTAAATCAATTTGATCTATATTCTGGCTTTGACTTGCAAGATACCAAAGAGATAATTTATTATAAAATTATACAATTTGAATTGCATAGAAGACAATTGCTTGAACATAAATTAATAGAGGATGCTTACGAGGGTATATATTAAATGAAAAATAAATTTAAAATAGTTTTAAATGCTGATGACGTAGTTCATAACAGAAAAATATTGTCTGTTAAATTGCCTGTGTGGAAGAAGTTAATTTCATGCTCGGCTTACGAACAAACTCCAATTAGTAAAGTAATAGACAAGGCAATTACAAAATATATTGAAGAGAATAACTACGATATTGAAACAATATTTCAAAACAATGTTGAAGTTAAACAACAAAGAATGGATAGTTTAATTGACTATGATTTTAATGTTGTTGATCAAATAGAATACAAATAATTATTGTTCAATTATTTCTTTTTTATTATCGTTATATTGCTGCTCTAGATCACTGTACTTTTTTTCCAAATCAGGGTTATCCAACCAGGAGATCACAATATTATTTTGTTGTTTGCCTATGTTTATTTCTTTTTTATCACTGTATAAATCGCTTGTTTTACTTGCTAAAAATTGAATGAACTTTGTCTTTTCTCGTATCCAACTAATCATATTTGGATCTAAAGTATCGTGTGTAATATCTGCTTGGTAGATATCCAATAATTTATCAACTAAATTATTTATACCAATTCGTCTTGCGGTATCAAATTTAGTTTTTATTTCTTTGTTGTTTTCTTGATTCAAGAATTGATAAAACTTTATCAAGCTGCAAGGTAATGTCCCTTCCCTCTTTATACTTGCTAGTGTTTTTCCTTCGGATAGCTGCTCTAATACTGTATTTAGAATGGTATCGTCCAAGGTTATCAACTCTTGGCTTGACTTTGGTTTCGTAGTAATTTCTGACATATTCAATAGGCTTATCTCTAAATTGTTTTAAACTTGCAAGGCTTTTAATCTTTTTCTCATCTGAATAACCTGGCTTGTTATAACCTCCTTTATAAGCTCTATTCTTAAAGCCATAAAAGTTTGTATTTTGTCCACCATGAAATCTACATTTATAAATTTGAATACCATATTTATTAAATGAATTAGTTGGAAACCCTTTACTTTTACATGGATTGCCTGATTGCCTAGAAATATCCATGCAATAGATCTTTTTAGATTTAAATCCAGCCATATCATTTCTTTGGCTTACCTTGCCAGTCTAAATTATTTCTTTTATTATAGGCAATCTTGGCTTTGTATGCTGCTGATCTCATCTTACTATTTTTAGTTAATGCTTCTGTTATTCTTTGCTTGGCAACAGTTTCAGGCAACAGCTTTTTCTGACGCAACTCTTGCTGTCTATATTCCAACACCAACTTCATGTACCATTTATATGTTGGGTTATTTAATAGTCTGTTATAGGTACCCCACTGATGTGTACCATATTCCCCACCTGGGGTATATCGTACACTTCATTAATCAATAAAATAGGGTTGATTGTGTATAAGTTTGTTGATGAAAGCCGCCTAATTTTAATCAGTCCAGCAGTGCAAAGCAAGTGCATATAGTTTGTTAGGGTTTTTTTACTACAACCCAGATCTTTTCTGATCTTTGAGTACCTTGGATAGCACTCGCCTTTCTTTTGATTTACATACTTTAAAAGCATAACAATGATCGCTAAAGCATAAGGCTTTCTGCTATCTGCCAAGCCTTTGTAGCCAGGATGATCAAATAAAGCAGTTGGTATTCTAATATGTTGCTTGTATTTAGGCATAAATTATGAGCATTTGTGTTGTTTTCTAAGCCAATTCAAATAACCTATATATTCCAACTCATTTAATTCAACCAAAGACCCCTCAGAAATGGGGTCTATTTCCTCCAAAATGGCATTAATTTTTGCGATCTTAAAGGTTGGATGCTCCACACCCTCTATGTTATAATAAACTATATATGCTGGGATACCTAATTTAGTGCCAATATCAGCAGTAATATAGGCAACTTTGTTATATTTCCCTACATCATACGTGGATTCTATAATCGCAATACCATTTCTGCACCTAGAGCAGTACTCATAGGAATCAACATCAATCATCCTAAATTTATTATCTTTACTTTCGTCTTGTACATACCTATGCCATTCGTTGTACCAATTAACTCTGGCTTTACTAAAGTATATTTCCCTAGCCAAGTTCTACCTCTTTAATTGCTAAACCTATTTGTCTTGCAATCTGTGGTACAATGGAATTGCCAAGAGCTTTTATTCTATTTAATCTACCTTTGTCCAATTCATAGGATACCCCATTAGGAACTCCACAAAATTCGGATTGAGTTTGCCACCAGGTTTGTTGTCTTTCAATACTTGTCTTGGCAGCGAACTCTTCTGATCTCTGCTCTCTTTCCAAGTTATGTTGTATCCCGCATCCTTGTAATCCCTTGATACTGGAGTTGGATACATCTCTATCGCATCCCTTAATTTCACTCCCAATCTCTCTCCTTTCTTGTTCTCTCGGAAAAAATGACCATTCTCTATCTGTACATCTTTCGCTGCTCCACCCTCCATATCTGAAGCTGTTGGAGTTGGAAACATCTTTACTGCCATTGGTAGTGGCATTCCCCCTTGACTGTATTTCTTCGTTCTCTCTGATGCTGAGTCTTGCGTTGGTGTTGGATACATCATTTGATAACGTACTCTCGCTGAAAGATTTGACATTTTCATTTGTTTCCTTTTTTCTGTCATATTGTGTATAGTTTCTGGCATTGTGCGATCTTCGTATGCAGCTGGAGTAGGAAACAATCCAGATTCGTTTTCTTTGATGCCACGCACCGATGCCTGAAGCTGGAATAATAATACATTGGCTTTTGAAACCTTCGTTTTCCAAGTCATTAAGCACCTGTCTGAGTACCATGCCTTCGTTGATATTAACAATGCCTTCAACATTTTCGCCAATAACCCATCTTGGTTTGACTTCTCTAATAACTCTAAGCATTTCATCCCAGAGATAACGATCATCTGCTGTTGATTTTCTTTTTCCTGCAACGCTGAATGGTTGGCATGGAAATCCTCCTGTAATAATATCTGCTGCGTATCTTTCTCCTTTGACATTTCTTATATCCTCCTCAATGTTAATGTTGTTCCAATGTTTCTTTAAAATTTTTTGGCAAAATTTATCTTTCTCTACAAAACCAATCGTTTCAAAAAAACCTGTTGATTCTAAACCTAAGCTAAACCCACCTATACCAGAAAATAAATCAAGAAGTTTTAATTTCATTATTCTCTCTTTCTTTTTTTAATTGTAGATTAAGAGCTTGCACCTCTTCGTTAAGACGATCTATTTCTTTTTTTAATACCAAGATCTTCTCTTCATACATCTCGCAAACAACTTCTACTGTTAGTTCTTGATCAATCATATTAATTTTCCAACTTCTTAATGGATAGAATTACACCACGAGGGATAACTACTGCGTCGCCTACGTCTAGAGTAGAATCTGAATTAAAACTATATGTTGCAAAAGTTTTAACCCAGTCTTTATTCTCTTCATAAAGATAACCAATAGTTGTGCATGTAGCAGGAACAAGATCTTTTAAATCCTCTTCAGTATTCCATGCGTTGTCGCAACTATTAATATCTAACCAACTTATAATAACCTTATCAAAGTTTATGTGTCGCATACCAATACTCATAAAATTCTGATGGCGTGATGCCAGTCATTTTAGTTATTTGTTTCATAAACTTTGGATGTGGAATACGCTGACAGTTTTTCCACCTCAACAAAGTAACTGTGGGATTAGTTCCTTTTAATCCTAATAGTTTTGCCATATCTTTCAAATGCTCTATGATAAGCAGCTAATAGTTTTCTTATTTGTTTATCAAATTTAGTCTTCATTTTATTCCTTTCGTTATGTTTAGAAAGCTAAGTAAACTAAATGGTTATTCATGTCAATTAAATTAATTGAAAATAGTTATTGACTACAATAACCAATTAGATTATTCATGTTTTAAACAATGAGAGGTATATATGGTTATTGATTTAACAAAGAATAATAGCATTTCGGCACTTAATAATTTTGATCCTGATATTTGCATTAAATATTATAAGGCACTTGGTCTAGACCACAGCTCGCCATCTCAAGATCAATTAACAACAAGTGATTGGATCGTCAGGTATTGTTTTTTTACACAAGAACAAAGGAGAGCTTTACAAGGTTCTTACAGAATGAGTGCTGGCGTAAGTATTGGTAGAGCATCACAAAAATATGTTTCTAAATATATGTATGAAGCAGAAAAAAAAATGCTCATTGAGAAAAAAGATTTAGATACTATCATCAAAGAAGAGTTAAACGAGTATGATAAATATGTTCCAGCAGATGAAGAGGATAAGATTCAAAAAGAAGATACAAAAAATTATCTTGTTGATATGATTAAACTGACTTGCAAAGCACTAGCTGATTTAAAATTAGGAGATGAAGTAGCAAGTGAAAGATACTGCACATATAAATTTAAAGAATTAGTTTTAGATAAAATCGGCAGAATAGATTACGAACAAATGGATAATTTAGGAAACAGTTCTAAAGCAAAACTAGTGGAGTTAAAAACAAAACACAGATCAAAAAGAAAATCAGATACCAAGCAAGGTTATTCTTGGATCAAAGGTTATCTACCAAAACAACCTGACATCAACCATGTTAAGCAGTGTGCTTTCTATTGGTACGCTACAAAGAAAACTCCTCACCTTTTGTATGTTAATCAAGATAGTTATAATGTGTTCACACCTGACACTTGTGAATTACTTACACCTGAGTACATGGAGTTCTTAGTGCAGCAAGATTTAATCACAGCAAAGATAAGACAGAACTTAGTTTATATTACAAAAGGTAATCCTTACGACATGGCTAAGTTAGTTCCACCACCAGACTTTTCTGGTTTCATGTGGAAGAACATAGCTGAAGAGCATGTCAGATTAGCAGCATCATTATGGGATAATGTATAATGGATACATATAATAATTTATTAAAACAACACGAAAAGATTAGACAACAATTTAGGCATGATGCTATAATGCGTGAAATAAAAAAACGAGAGGATAAATTATTTAGAGATATGTTCATTAAATTATTTTTAGTTATAATTATATTTTTAATGTTAATTTATTTAATAGCTAAATGAAAATTATACTGACAATCATTCTTATGAATGGCAATGCACATTCATTTGAATCTAAAATAGATAGAATTGATCCTCGTTTGTGTGATGCTTTATTTAATAAGCATACATACGTACACACAAGTAGGTTCAGTACAGCAAGAAACAAGACAGGTATATACTATAAATCAAAAGAGGTATTTGCCTACACTTGTAATTATAAAACAACATAGAGGAAACAATGAAAGAGAAAATAAAACAAGTTAATGAGCTAGCTGCTAGTTATGGCAGCTATATAAATCAGCATGGAAAAAAATGTATTAGTGTTTGGAGTCAGATTAAAGCATTTAGAGAAGTGTT